GGGCTATACGCCCGCCACGACCGAGCCCGCGCTGGTGATTGCCGCGCGGCTCTATGCCGATCCGGCGCAGGCCGAGATCCGCGCGGCGGAGATCGTGGCGCGCAACCGCGTCGTGCATCCCGGCTTCGTTCCCGGCGGCGTCGCGCTGCAGGTGCTGACGCCCGATCTGTCGGGGAGCAATTCTACAGGGGCGGGCAATGGTTGACGCGGTCGCCCAGGCCAAGCTGCTGCAGCCCAGGGTCGAGCTCGCGATCGGCGGCAAGCTGTATGCGGGCTGGACGTCGGTTTCGGTCACGCGTTCGCTCGATACCGTCTCGGGCACGTTCGAACTCGCACTGACCGAGAAAGCCAAGGCGGATGACGCGCCGTTCCCGATTCTGCCCGGCGATCCGTGCACGCTGCTGATCGACGGTGCGACGGTGATCAACGGCTTTGTCGACCTGGTCGCGCCGTCGATTGGCGCTGACGATCACAGCATCATGGTCAGCGGGCGCGATCGCACGGCCGACCTCGCCGATTGTTCGGCGATCCACAAGCCGGGGAGCTGGCGCAACACGAAGATCGAGGCGATCGCCGCCGAGCTGGCCAAGCCGTTCGGCGTGAGGGTCAGCGCCAAGGTCTCGACCGGCGCGGTCATTCCGAAATTCGCGCTGCAGCCGGGCGAGAGCGTCCAGGCCGCGATCGAGCGCTTGCTGCGCTTCCGCGGGCTGTTGATGGTCGCCAATGCCGAGGGCGATCTCGACATCATCACGCCGGAAGACGGGGCTCCGGTCGCGGTGCTGCAATATGGTGCCAATCTGCTGACCGGATCGGCGCGGCACGACCATCGCGAGCGCTTCAGCGCGTATCGGATCAAGGGCCAGGCCGCGGGCGATGACACCAAGAGCGGCAAGACGGTTTCGCAGCTTTCGGGCAGCGCGACCGATCCCGGCGTGACGCGCTATCGCCCGCTGCTGATCGTTGCCGAGGAACAAGGCGACGGCGCATCGCTGGCGACGCGCGCCAAATGGGAAGCGGGCGTGCGCGCGGGCAAGAGCATCGCCGCCGACATTACCGTGCTTGGCTGGCAGACGGCACCGGGCGGCGCGCTGTGGCGGCCGAACATGCCGGTGCGCGTCGTGGCCGCGCCGCTGCAGCTCGCCGACCGTACGATGCTGGTGACGGCCGTCACGCTCACCAAAGACGATGCCGGCACGATCGCGACGCTTACCGTGATGCCGCCCGAGGCGTGGAAACAGCTTGCGGAGAAGGCCAAGTGAGGGATTTAGCCAAGCTCGTTGGCCCGCTCCGCGATCGCATCCAGGCGATGGTCGGCCGCGTCGTTGTCAGCGGCGTCGATGATTCGACCAAGCTGCAGTCGCTGCAGATCGGCTTGCTCGCCGACGAGACGCAGGACGGGGTCGAGCATTTCCAGCCCTATGGCTTCGCCGCGCACCCGCACGCCGATGCGGAAGGGTTGGCGCTGGCGGTCGGGGGCTTACGCGGGCATTCGATCGTCATCACCGTCGCCGATCGCCGCTATCGGATGACCGCGCTCGCGCAAGGGGAAGTCGCGCTCCACGACGATCAGGGCCAGCACGTTCACCTGAAGCGCGACGGCATCCTCGTGCACGGCAAGAAGCTCGACTTCACCAGCGACGGCGCGATCGAATTCACCGGCACGAGCTTCAAGGTGACCAGCGACCAGGTCGAGCTGGCGAGCGACGACGTGAAGCTCGGCATCGGCGCGACGCTACAGGCGGCTCGCAAGACCGACGCGGTGTCGGGCGGCGCGATCTCGGTCGGATCAGCCAAGGTGAAGATCGCATGATCGGGGGGCAGCAAAGTGGGTGATACGACCACGATCAGCTGGGCGCAGAAGACGTACAATGCGTGGATTGGCTGCCAGAAAGTCGGCCCGCTTTGCGAGAACTGCTACGCGGAAGAGCGCGATCAGCGATTCGAAGGTGGCGAGCATTGGGGGCCAGGCGCGCCGCGTCGCGAGACTGCCATCTCGACCCGTAACGCGCCGCTGCGCTGGCAGCGCGAGGCCGAGCGCGAAGGCGTCCGGTACCGCGTATTTTGCGCTTCGCTGAGCGATTGGGCCGACAATGCAGTGCCGGATTCATGGCGCATGGGGATCGCCGATAAAATCCGTGCCACGCCGAACCTCGACTGGATGTTGCTGACAAAGCGCATCGGCAACGTCGAGCGGTATCTGGGCATGATGTTCCCCGAGGGTGTTCCCTCTAATGTCTGGCTTGGCATCAGCGTCGGCACTCAGACCGAGGCTGATCGCGACATCTGGCGCGCTTGCCGGGCAAAGCTCGATCTCGGCATCAGCGTCCTTTTCCTTTCGATGGAGCCGCTGCTCGAGCGCGTGGAAATCGAGGCCGTCGATTGGGCTGACATCGACGTCGTGCTCGTCGGCGGCGAAAGCGGGCGCAAGGCTCGGCACCTCGATATCGACTGGGCGCGAGATCTGTTGCGCCAAGCGCGCGCGGCCGGGAAGGCCTTCCACATGAAGCAATTGTCTCAGGCGGATCATCCGCAGAGCTACGGCGATTTCGAGACATTCCCTGCCGATCTGCAGGTGCGCGAGTTGCCCGCATGACCGATATCGCGCTCCTTTTCGACACCGGCACCAACACCGCCGACATCGCCGTCCAGGATGGCGGGCTGGCGATGGATGACGGCTTGCGCACCGCGATCGTGCTCTCGCTCTTCACCGATGCGCGTGCCCGGCCTGACGACGTGCTGCCGCAAGCGGGCGTGGATCCGCGCGGCTGGTGGGGCGATTTCGGCAATGCCGACCCGAATGACCGGATCGGATCGCGGCTGTGGCTGCTCGATCGCGAAAAGCTGACCGAGGCGACGGCTCTTCGCGCCCGCGATTATTGCCGCGAGGCGCTTGCCTGGCTGGTCACCGATGGCGTGGTGCGCGCGGTCGAGATCGAGACGGCGATCGCGCGGCCGAGCGCGGCCCTTCTCACAGGAGGTCTGACGATCGCCGTCACGCTCAGCCGACCCGATGGCCCGGCGCGGCAGCGCTACGATTTCGTCTGGGCTGCCACCGCCAACACCCCTGACCAGATGAGCCTTGCCGCATGACCTTCGCCCGCCCCACTTTGAGCGACCTGATCGCGCGCGCCGAGGCCGATATCGACGCG